GCGGGTCCTTCCGCGGTGGTGGTTGAATCTCTGGGCTTCGTCGAAGATCACGTGGCCCAGCCGAGCGCCGCGGATCTTTCCGGGGGCTTGGGGCGGCCTTGGCGCCGGCGGCGGAGCCCCGAGAACGGAGCGGGCGAGGACGTCGGCGAAGGTCCCCATGCTGTCGTAGGCCTCAACCCATGCGCGGACGATCGGGTCCAAACCGCGGACGAAGGCGTTCAGCCCGGTTTCGACGGCCTTGCTGACGTGTTGCAGGGATCGTTCGTGGCGCTGCTGGTGCTCGATCGCGCCGAAATAGTCCACGGAGGTCCGTTCGATGTTGCAGCGCCTGCAGGCGTAGACCCAGCGCGCCTTGCGCTCTTTGCGGATCATCGGCCGCCCCACTTTCGACGGTCGCGGCGTAGCGCGGGGTCGTGCGGGACGTTCGCCGGCGTCATCAGCGCGTAGGCGCTCTTGACGGCATCCGAGGTGCGGATGATGGCATTCGACAGGTCGAAGTACGCATCCACCACGATCTGGAAGCCGTAGCGGACCACGTTGAACACATGGGCCGATGTGCCGCTGTGTTTCGCCTCGGCTTCGATGGCGCGGAACTGGTTCATGTGTCCGGACTGATGCAGGCCGCAGGCGAAGCATTTGAAGATCCAGTTGGACTTGCCTAGCTGCTGGACTCGCGTTGCCTTCACTTCTTTGCCTCCAACCATGCGATGAAGCGGTCCAAGTACCAGCGGGCCTTCCTGAGGTCTTCGAGCATGTTGCCCTTTTTGCCGGCGCGGGCGATGTACTTGATGGTGTTCCCGAGGTGGAAGCCGAGCCCCCACGCTTCGATGACTTTGATGGCTTCGTAGGTGTCTTCCTGGCCGCCGTAGTGGGCGGGGTGGTTCACCGCGTCGCCGACGGCAGCGTGGGGTTGGGCATCGGCGAGGGTTAGCTGATCCTGGCTGAACAGGAAGCGCATGTCGCGATGAAGCCCGGAGACTTCGACGGTGTGGTGCTGCCCGGGGTGGAAGCCGGAAACGACCCCAACCCGATCGCAGAGCCCGTCACGGAGATCTGTGACGCGGACGTGGTCGCCGATCTTGAATTTCATCGGGTCGCTCCGTTCCATGAGGCGGTGAGGGTGAAATATCCGGGGTCTCGTTGGTCGCCCCGGGTTTCGGTCAGCGATATGGAGGCGTCCTTGGGGACGGCGGCGGCGAAGTCGGCGAGGTCTCCCGCTTTCAGTTGGCCTTGGAATCGCATGCTGGCCGTGGAAGTGATGTTCATTTCTCTCCTTGAATGACTGAAGCCGCCCCGGTTGGGACGGCTTCGATGTTGGTTTCGGCGGGTGCCGACTGTTTGTTGAGGGCCCGTTGGTCCATGTCCTTCGCGGCCGCCTTGAGTGTTTCGAGTTGCTTGAGCGTGTGCCGGAAAGGATCGAGGGCCAGTGTGACGTCGTTGATTGTCCGGTCGATGTTCCGGCGCACATCATCGGCAAGAGACCGGCTGCGGGCTAGGTCGAGGATGCCGTCGGCAATGTCTTGGTCGGTCAGGTCACTGCTGCTCAAGTATGGGAAGCCCGAACGGTAATTGGTTGCGCCACGGTCGACCATGTTCACGATCGCGTTGACCCGCTTGGTGTGCGGCGAGGACCACCCGCCGCCGCTTTGTAGCCTGGCCTCCTGCTCGCGCTGCTCGGCGCGTTCGGCCCGGTCCTTGTAGGAGTCACGTTCCCATTCAGCGGCCTTGACGACGTTTTCGAGTCGGTTGACCATATAGGCCGCCAGCCGGGACACCGCTGGGGACATATCGCCGTCTGGGGTGAGCTTCGGCGCTTCCCGGAGGATGTTCATCGAACGTGTGCGGCGCCCGGACGGCGGGGCCATGACGCCCCAGAGGTCCGGGATCGTGAGCCCTTCGATGAGCGCGGGATCGGCGACGACGAGGTACCAGCGGGTGCAGAACCTCAGCCAAGGGTCAGCCTTGGTGGGGTCGGCGAGCTCCGCCATGACGTCCGATCGGGTGACCTTGATTTCGTGGCCGATCAGCGTATTCGCTTTTGCGCCAGCGATGGAGATCGGCGCGACAAGCAGGTCCGCCCGGCGCCGGCCGCCGGGTGCGCCAATCTCGGGCATGAAGAGGTGAGCCATGGCCCGGCCGTCAGGGTTGTAATGCTGACGGAGTAGCTCCGTCATGGTGCGGGCGGTGTGGACGGTTTCTGTCATGACTTGGCCCCTTCAACGAGCGAAGCCGCCCAGTTGGGAGCGGCTTCGGCTTTCGCTTTTCGGTATTCGCGTATCGCGTGGGTGATTGCGTGGAGGCACCACACGAAGTGGAAGCCGTAGTCATCGAATCCGCCCCACTCCCAAGTGTCCGAGTAGTCGAAGCCGCTGACTGGGCTGATGAAGCCGCGAAGCAGGGTGTGACAGGCGCCGGCGTCATGCCGATCCGCCCAGTCGTCGAACAGCTGGTCGCGGATGGCGGCCCAGATCTCCCGCGCCTCTCCGGTGTCGAAGTTCTCGCGCTGTTCCCAGAAGTCTTCGAGGACTCGCTGCTTGAAAAGGTCCTCGTCGAATTCCTTGGCGGGGCTCTGCTTGTCCACTGCCACGAGCTTTTCGGCCCAGTAGCCCTTGTTGGCGTAGCCGGGCGCCCGGCCACCGAAGAACTCGAACATGTCCGCGAGCCTGCAGAACGTGTACGTTCCCATGTCGCCGCGGATGGTCAGGTTGCCGGGCCATGTGATGACGTCGAACCAGTACATGCTCGTTCCTGGCTCTTGGAAGCGCAGGTGCCGGTAGGTGCCTTGGTCGAGCAGGATGCTCATCTCGTGGTCCGCGGTGTCGCTTAGGAATCGCTCGTAGGGCGTGGGTGTTGTCATTGCTCTTGCTCGCTTTCTGGTTCGTGGTGTTGGCCGATGAGGTCCCGGGGGCGGATGCCGGCCTTGACGTCGGCCCAGCAACTGGCGCAGTTGTGGGCGTCCTTGCCGATGTGATCCGGGCACTCCGGCGGGCGCGGTGGCGCCCAGTCTGTCGGGGCGGTCACGGTCCAATGCTGGCCTTCGCGCGGGTAGATGTCCGGAGTCCGGTATTTGTGTGCGCCGTCCGGGCCCCGGGTGGTCGCGTAGTGGGCGAGGGCCCGGAGCGCGTGCTCGAAGTCGCGGCCCGGGAACCCGGAGTTCTCGTTGACCTCGGCAAGCAAACGGCCGGGCTGGTTCTTGGTCCAGTCCGGCCTCATCGCGAGCATGCACGAGGTCAGGCGCTGCCCTTCCTGGGCGGTGAGTTTGAAGCTCAAATCGGATTGATCCTTTCGGCGGCGGCCGTCCCGGCCGGCCCCATCACCTAAGCGACGATCGCCGCTTTTCTCAGCCAAAGATCTTGAAAGACGACCACGCTGGAAGGTGAGTATTAAGTGATTGGTATTGGTCTTGGTATTGGACGAAATTCGTGCAGCGTTACAGGGTGCGTTACGTACGGGATGTGTAACAGCGTTACAAGTGCCGTTACTTTTTCTCGACCTTCTTTGCGGCACGCCAATCCGCGATGCGCTGCCTGTTCTGTTCCCGGTCTTCCAGCACCTTCTTCTTCGTCCGCTGATACTCGGACCAAGAGAGGAACTGGAAGTCGCCGTCAGACGCGGGCTCCCAAAAGCCGCACTTCACAAGGTGGTTCGCGAGCTTCGGACCCTTCGGCCAAGACTGGATGTACCAAGCCGGGACCAGGCCGTCGGTGAGGAAGTCCGTGCAGTACGTCCCGCAGACGAGCCATAGCCCGATCGCTTCAAGGCCAGCGCGCCGGACCTTCGGATGCCCGTGCATCTTGTCGTCGGCGTTGAACCAGGCCATCACCTACCGCCCTTGCTCTTGTGGCAGGGAACGCAGAGTGTCTGGAGGTTGTCCGAATTGTTCGTTCCGCCGTCCACGTACCGCGTGATGTGGTCAACTTCAAATGGAGCGCCGGCACCGCACTGGACGCATGCCTTGTCCCGCTCAATCACCCGCCGCTTCGTCGCCTTGGACAACGGCTTGGTGCGCACGATGTTTCCCCCGACATTGACCTTGTAGAGCTTGTTTCCGGCCGCGTCCTGGGCCTTCAGCCGCGGGGACTGGTTCGCCTTCATGGTCTTAATTTCGAGGGCGCGCCTCGTTTTCCACTCGTCGATCGGCATTGAGCCGTCATACGGTGGCAGGATCTCCATTTCTTGGGACCTCCTTAGTCCGTTTGGGGGAGCGGCTCGATGTTCTCCATGCGGGGCGGCACGAGCCGGTGGGTAGCGTGGCCGGAGAGGTCGACACCGGCGCGCTGGTACGTCCAAAGCCGGGGAAGGGCGGCCGAGATCTCCGCGGCGCCCGGGACGTCGGGGTCGCGGAAGAAGAAGCCGCCGGCGTCCACCTTCGCGACGACGTCCTTCCGGTTCCCGTTCAACCACATCCAGGTCAGGGAATTGTTCGCACTGCCGTGCAAGACGGCGACGGCACCTTCGGGTTCTCGGGGCATGGGTATTCCTTTCAGGAGGATAAAATCCGGGGGTGGATGTGAAGTGCGGGGACTTTCTTGGCGTGACTTGTGGCACGTGGCTTGACCTTTGGAGCGGTGGTATCGGCGCGTTTGTCGGCGCCGCAGCGGGCATCTTCGGGGCCCTTCTCGCGGGCATTCTGTCCGCCGGCGTGGCGCTCTTGGTGGTTTGGCTCACAAACCAGCATCAAACGAACCTGCAGAACCGACAGATGGCCGAGTCGACCAAGCAAGCCAACTTCGCGCTCGCCCGCCAGCAGATAGATCAGACAAAAGCGCTCAGGGAGCAACGGTCCGCCTTGGAGCGCCAGCTAGATGAGCAGCGTCGGGGCCTAACCCTGCAATTGGAGGAACAGAGGCAGGAAGCCGCCAAGGTGCGCGTCTACGCAGCGGTATCCGACATCATCGCGGCAGTTGAGCTTGGAAGAATAAAGGTTGAAGAAGGCGAAGTGTTCGAGGACGCTTTCGTCGCCCTGCAATCGGCGGTAATTCGGTGGTGCTTGGATTCGGACTCAGTCCAGCTCAATGAAGAACTGCGAGCATGGCCGCACTTTCTTTGGGGGTTGCAGAAGGATGCCCACATGGAGCACCTTTGGGATCAGGCTGGGAGGCCTGCGATTGACGAACCGAAGGCAGCTAGGGACAGGCTCAACAAAGCATCGGCCGAAGTATCCGCAACGGCGTCCCTCTGGCACATCATGAGCGAAGACGAGCGCTCTGAGATCCTTCAAATTATGCAGGATTCGAGAGTGGAAATTTCAGCGCGTTCCGCGGCATTCCGAGAGAAAGTGTCCCAGTTGTTAGCTGACCTAAAGCCCTAAGGTGTGCCGAGAACGGACCTGCATTGGGAGGCCTCCATTGCCTTGGTGAGGGTGACGTCGTGCCTGTTGAGCAGGCAGCTGAACAGCCGGTAGGTGCCGGTCTCTCGGGTGTGCCAGACGATGTACAGGGCATCGCTGCCGCGCCGCGCTTCAACGGTGATGAACGGGCTGTCGCCGGTGTCCTTGCCGTGGTTGAGCACGAAGTTCCATCCGCCGTCGGTGAGCGTGTTCACGAGTTCTTTACATTTGGCTGGGATTTTCATGGTTCTTCCTCAACATTTGCGTGAAGCAGCCGTGCGGCCGCGTGTTTACAGGGGGACTCGGGTTTTGCTGGCGCCGGGAATTAAGTCCCGGCGCCAGCGGAATTTAGTCAGGCGGCCATGACGCCGAGGGATTCGGCGCCGATTGTGACTAGGTCGCGGGCAGCCGGCGGGGTGACAGCGTTTCCGGCCTGCTTGACCTGCTCGCGCTTGTTGCCTGTCATGACGTAGTCCTTGGGGAATGCCATGCCCGCGGTGATCTCGTGCGGTTCCAGCATCCGGAAGGTGCAGTCCTCGACGGCGGGCGGGGTGACTCCCATGAGGGCGTGGTGGTTCCCGTTGGCCGCGAAGGTGTCGAGCGGATCTTCGACACCCTTCGGGGCGTTCTGCCCGCGCATGGTGATCATCGCGTACCGGTCGACCGTTGTGAGCGTCCCGATAGGCTTGTCCACGCCCATCGGCTTCGAAGAACCGTAGTAGGGCATGAGCAGCGCCGTTTCGTTCCGGGTGGTCTGGGTCCGCAACGGGTCCATGACGCCGGCCGCATCCTTTCCGAGCCTGCCTTCGACCGGGATCAAAAGGCCGCGCGTGTAGGCCGTCGTCTGGGTGCGCAGCGGCTCGTCCGTGTCCGTGATGATCGGGGCGCCGTGGACGGCGTCGATCACCAAGCCTTTCGAGGGCGAGCCGTGCAGGGTCCGGAGCGCTTCCTCTGTCGGCCAGATCCGAAAGTACTCGCCGCCGCGGCCGGAACTGGCCGAGTCGTAGGTGTTCCCGGCAGCCTCGAGGTGCAGGGGCCCGCGCCCGTACTTTTCGAGCCCGGCACGGATCCGGGCCATGGTCTTCTCAGCGAGAGGCTTCTCCCGGTCGCCGATGCGCTGGCCCTCGATGGTCCAGTCGATCGCGGCGGCAGCCGGCAGCCACGCAGGTTCGATGATCTGGTTGCGGCAGGACACCTTCGGGCAGCGGTAGACGTACTGCGCCCGGTAGCGGCCCCAACGCTGGTCCGGCTTCTTGAAGGCCTGGATCGCGGTCACGACCTCGTCGCAGCCGGGGCAGTACGCCTGCGGGCGGAGGCGATCGAAGTTCGGGGCCTTGTTGCCCTTCTTCCAGAAGAACACGTACATACGGTCCCGAGACTGTGGCGCCGGCAGCCCGCCGAGTTGGGCATGCATGCTGTTCAGGTAGACGATGTGGTGCTGGTAGCCGAGCGCGTGCATCGCGGCCAGCCAGACGTCGAACATGACCCACTTCGCGGCGTCCACGACGTTCTCCGTGATGATGAGCCGGTAATCGTGGTACTCGGCGAACCGGGGCACATCCCACATGGTCGCCCGGGACCTGTCGGCGGCCTCGTCGGCGATGTGATCTCCGAAGAGGTCCGGCTGGTTCGTGACCCGCTTCCGGCCCTTCGCGACGCTGTGGTTCGTGCATTCGGGTGACGCCCACAGGATGTCGCTCTTCGCCACGTAGCGCGGGTCCGTTTGGGAGATGTCCGCCTGGACGTGCGCAGTGTTCGGGTGGTTCCGGTTGTGCGTTTCGATCGCTCGCGCCCAGTGGTTCATCGCGGTGCGGACCTTGATGCCCGGAACGGAAACGGCGCCGGTGGAAGATCCACCAGCGCCGCAAAACATGTCGGTAAGACTCAACTCACTCATGAGGTCTCTTCCTGCGCCAGCTTGTGCTTGACGTCTTCGATGATTTCTTCGGGATCGAGGCCGCGCTCGACGGCCCATTCCCAGAGCAGTTCGCCGGATTCGCCCGACTCGTGCGTCCACATGAATTGGCGTGCGATCTCGTCGGCCAGCCCGGGTGCCATGCCCTGGATGGTCCGGAGCAGATCGGCGATCGCCGCCGCCGCAATGTACGACTGCAAATGCATGAGGGACTTGTACTTGGCGGCCATGGCTGGCGCGGACTTGTCTCCAACCTCGAACTTCCGGCTCTCGTCCATGGCATGGGCCCAGAACTCGAATTGGCTGAGGGCGTCAGTGAGTTCGCGCGCAATGATCAGGTCACACGTCAGGACCGGCTCCGGCCATTCGCCCGGCAGCATTGGTTCGTCGCTCATGGGGTGCCCCTGAAGTCGTCGCTGAGCAGCTTGCAGGGCTCCTCCTGGCACATGGCCCACAGGCTCAGCCCATGGGCTCGGTCGTGCCAGTCCTGAAGTGCGGCCCTGTCGTTGTGGGTGAATTCGGGTTCGTCCGGCTCGGGACCGCCTGGGCAATCGTCCTCGTGGTGGTAGCCGTTGTCTTCGAGGACCGATTCGTCGATATCGACGTCAACTGTGAGGCTGTGGAAGACCGGTTTGCGCCGCTTCCTCTTGGCAGTGGCGCTCGCGTTTTTGGTCGCGGCGCTCACGGGAGCCTCACCGGCATGAGCAAGTGAGAAAGGCCATCGTGCCCGGTCACCAAAGCGGGCTTGCCGCGGTTCGCCTGGAAGCCGAAGGTGACCTGCTCGGACGGCGTTGCCGCGAGGGACCATGCGAGGTAACCCGGGTTGAATGCGGCGACGACGTCCGTGCCATCGAGGTCGCACGGGATGGACTCCTCTCCGGTGGCGCCCTCGCCCGTTCCGGCGTCGATCGTGAGCTGGGAGCCGGACGCCCTGAACCTCACCGGCGTGGTCTTCTCCGCGACGAGGCTCACCCGAGAGATAACCTCGGCGAGCTCGGCCCGATCGACGGTGACGTCCGTGTCAGTGGATTCCGGGAACAGCGAGCGGATCTTCGGGAAGTCCTGGTCCATGGTCACGGCCGTGGTTGCCCGGTTCCCGGAGCGGAGCCCGAAAATGGAGTCGGCGGTGAGGACCTGGGTTTCGCCGGCGAGGTCCTTCACGGCGTCGTTGAGCCACTTCCCCCGAACCAGGACCTCGATGGGCGGCCCGGCAGGCTGCCAAGGAACGTTGACCTCGGCCAGCCGGTAGCGGTCAGTAGTCAGCAGGACGAGGTTGGCTCCGTCGCTGACGATCTTCACTCCGGTCAGGACTGGGAGGCTTTCGTCTGTGGCCGCTGCGCCGATGACCTGCGCGACGGCTGCGGCCAGAACGTTGCCGTCCACCGTTCCGGCCGGTTCGGGCAGGCCGGGCATGGCCGGGAAATCTTGCGCGGGCATGGTGCCAATCCGGAAGACCGCGGATCCTGCGGAGATGGTGGCGACCGCGCCGTCCACCGAGACTGTGACGACCTTCCTGCCGAGCTTCTGGATGATTTGGGTGAAGATCTTGCCAGAAAGTAGTGCGTGGCCGTTAGCTTCGACCTCGGCCGCGACCTGCGTACGTGAGGACTTTTCGTAGTCGAAGCCGCTGATGCGCAGCGCACCGGGAACAGCTTCGATGAAGATCCCGGACAGGACCGGGTTGGCCGGGCGCGGGTTGACTGCTTTCAGGGCGAAGCCGGCCGCGTCGGCGAGGGCGTTGGCTTGGATGGCGAACTTCATGAGTCTGTGCTCTCTTTCAATAGAGGATGGTTTGGGTTTCGGTGGCCCCAGTCGGAGATCTCTGCGGCGGCGAGCTTGAGCCCGAGGGCGCCGCCCCAGGTCGGTTCCGGAAGGCTCGACAGGTCGATGCGGGCCGCCGCCTGAAGGGTCAGCGGCCGCGGCTGGTGCTTGGGAAGCGGGGCAACGGCGGCTTCGAGCTGAGCAGACCGTTCCGCCGCGGCGTCAGCGGCAGCGAGAGCCGCTAGCTTGGCTTCCTCGCGCCTCAGTGCCGCCGCCGGCGAGGCGCCGTACTCGTAGCCGCCGGTCATGACGCCTGGGCGAGCCCTTCGAGGTCGAACAGCGTCGGCATGGCCCGGTCCCGTTCTTCCGCTTCGAGGTACTTCACGGAGTCCAGGAAGTAATCCGGGTTCAGCTCGCTTGCCCGGCCTTGGCGGCCAAGCTTCAGCGCTCGCAGGGGAACCGTGCCAAGCCCGCCGAACGGGTCGAACACAAGGTCCCCATGGTTGCTGTACCGGCTGATGAGCCGATCGACGATGTCGAACTGGAGCGGGCACACATGCATTTGGACGTTGCGGCGCTTCTGCTCGCCGTTCAGGGTGAGCATCCGGTTCACGTCGTGCCACACTTCCGGGTGCCAGGACCCGGGAGCGAGGGACATGAACGTGGCTGGCAGGGAGCCGCGGCCCTGCAGCTGCTCGCCGACCTTCACATGGGATTCGTAGTCGTAGACCTCTCGGAGCGTCTGCTCGGTGAAGAGCCGCGACATCTGATCCGCCGGCAGCGCGGCGAGCTCGTCCGGGGCCAGGTGCCGTTCCCCGGACGATCGCCAGAAAGCGTGAGCATCTACCTGCCACCGCGCCAGGGAGTAGTCCTTGGCTTCCTTCGTCACTCGCTCGTCGGCGTACCCCTTGGACCGGTCCGTCTGCGGCTTGTGGAACAGGAGGATGTACTCGGGGGACCCGGCGCCCATCTTGGTGCCGTCCTTGCGCATTTCCGTGTACCCGAGCCGGTAGGTCTGGTTGTTCTCCCGGACGACGTCGGTGATCACGGTGATCATGCCGATGTAGTCGAAGCCGTGCTTGAGGCCGTGGAAGAGCGCTTCGGCGTGGAACGGTGAGACGGTGGGGATGCCGGCGCCGGTGACGTTGCCGAAGTTGATGCGGTCCTTCACATGGCAGGCGTACACGCGGCCGGGTTTCAGGATCCGGTGCAGCTGCGGGGTGAGGTAGTCCATCTGCGCCCAGAAGTGGGCGTTGTCGTCGGTGTGCCCGAAGTCGTTGTAGCTGGGCGTGTACTCGTAGTGGTTCGCGAACGGGATGCTGGTCACGATCAGGTCCACGCTGTTTTCGGCCATGTGGTGGGTGGTTTCGTCCACGCAGTCGTTGTTCGCCAGGGTCCAGCCCTCGCCGGACGCTTCGACCCGGTCCACGCCAAGGGACCGGGTGAGGGCGTCGGTGATGGAGTTCCGGGACAGGCCGTACTTCTTGATGATTTCGGTCATCGTGTTCGCAAGCTCCTTGTGCAGCGCCCATTTGTCCTTGAAGGCTTGGACGACTTCGGTTTCCGAGTCGGCGTGCACCATGTGGATCGTGCACGGGTGGGTTTGCCCGAACCGTTGGATCCGGTGCCACGCTTGGAAGGTGTCGTTGAACTTGAAGGTCACGCCGACGAAGATCGCGGTGTAGGCCTGCTGGAAGTTCAGGCCCTGGCCCAGCTGCACCGGCTTGCCTATGAGCGCCCACGTTTCCCGGTCGCGCCAGGCGTCGATGCGGTCCTCTGCTTCGTCGGGGTCGAGGGACGCGTGAACGGAGCTGTAGGTGACGCCCTCGGCGGCCAGCGCCCGCTCGAGCGCGGTTTGTTCGTCGTTCAGGTCGCACCAGAGGATCAGCTGTGAGCCGTCCGCTTCCCTGTGCTCCCGGACGAGGTTCATGACCTTTTCGATGCGGGCGGCGAGGCTGTCGCGTTTCTCCCGGGCAGCGGACTTGAGGTCCTTCACGCCGCCGCGGAACAGGCGCGCTTGCCCGTCCCGGTCGACTTCGGCGGTGGAGTGGTCCACGGGAACCGAGTGCCATTCCACGGCCAGCGGCGGCAGGTCGTAGCCTTCATCGGAGAAGCCGAGGTCGGATGGCTTCTGAAGGAAGATCGACCACGAGTTCAGCCACATGAAGAACTCGTCCCGCTTGTGCGGGTACAGGGTCAGGTTGTTCGCCTTCGTGGAGTCCCGCTGGAAGAACCGGGTGAGGGCCTGGCCGGTGTCCATGACGCCTAGGAACCCGGCGTAGTGGATGAGTTCCTTGTACCGGTTCGGGGACGGTGTCGCGGTGGCCACAAACCGGTACGGCACCTTGTGGAACAGCTGCAGGAACGTCTGGTAGGTCTTGGACCCGAAGCTGCGCAGGATCCCGGCCTCATCCAGCGACACCGCCGTGAAGACGTCGACGTCCAACTTCCCGTCCCGGACGGACTCGTAGTTGGTGACGTACTGGCCGCCGCCGTGGAAAGCCATGTCCTTGACGCTGCGGATGAACTTCACGTCGATGCCGAGCTTCCGGCCGTCGTGGATGAACTCGCCGCGGACGCCGAGCGGCGCGACAATCAGGGACGCGCCGCCGGCGTGCGCGGTGGTGAGCCGCAAGGTTTCCAGCTGCATCATGGACTTGCCCAGCCCGAACGCGGCGAAGATCGCGCGCCGGCCGCCCTCGACCGCCCAGCGTACGATCGCCGCCTGGTGGTCCTTCAGGATGGGATTAACGGCCGTCGCTGGAACCGGCTGCTCGTAGGTCTTCTCGAAGTCAGCTTTGGCCCTGAGGAAGTCGAGGTAGTCACTCATTGCTCTCCTTTGGGTACGAAAAAGGCCCCTATCGAGGGGCCTTTGTGGATGGTTTGGTGGCGCGCATTGCGCGCGCGACGGCGGCATCACCGGTTGGGTCTCGGTAGAGGCGCCGGGCCCGGTCGTCGGCGTCCTGCCGGCGGCGGGCGGCCACGTGGTGCTCGCAGGCGCCGCGGGTCAGGCAGATCCCGTGGACGCCCTTGCATACGAAGCAGCAAGGATCGTCGTGGACACTCACCCGGCCGCCTGGTCAATGAATGCTGTGAGGCTGTCCAGATCGTCCCGGGTAAGCCCGAGCGCTTGGCTGGGGCTGATGGCAAGCACGTCGGGGCGGCTCTGTGCCCATTCGATCGCGGGGCGCTCGCCGGAAATGTCGTCGTCGATCCACACGAATCGCTCGCCCTCTTTGGGTGTGGCGTCGTCGCGGATGGCCCGCAGCTTCCACCAGTCTCGGCCGCCCCATCGGTGGAGATCTCCCTCGAGAGCTTCCCATTCCTGCCCCTCAAGCTCGAGCGCGGGGGAGAGTTGGGTTGCCGCGGCAGCCTGCCAGGTCGTAAGCCATTTGAAGCTCACGTCCGGGCGCGCCGCGAGTTCATTGAGTGCGGCGATCAGTTCGGTCGAGAACATGATGGGCCAGCTGTTGACGCGCCGGGCGTCCCACTGTGTCCAGCCGGTGAGTTTCTCCGACGGCGGCCGGGAAGTGATGGCATTGAGCACGCCGTCGACGTCAAGGTAAATGGTCGTGCTCATGCCGCATCGGGCCTTTCCGTGATGTGGAGCGCGATCTGGTCGACGTCGTAGCCGGACCAGTGAACGTCGCCGTCGATGGCGGACACGTAGACCACGGGGGCTTGCTGGTGGCCGAGCTTCTTGATGAACTCCAGGGCCGTCGGGTCCTCGGTGACGTCGACCTTGGTGAAGTGGACGTTGTGCTTCCGGAACTTCCGTTCCGTCGCGTCGCATTGCACGCAGGGCTTCTTGCCGTAGAGGACGACGGCGACGCCGTCACGGGTCTGGATTTCGTTGGCGTGGTTAGGCAAAGAGGATCCTTTCGGAGGATTGGCTGGCCGGGCGATGTGGGAGGTCTCCGCCCGGCCAGCAAGGGAAGTGGTTAGTGGACGCGGAAGCCGTCGTGTTCGGCGGCGAGGCGCAGATAGTCGATCCATTTGCCCCAGTAGTCGGTGGCGATGATCGACGCGGTTTCCTCGGCGAGGTTGACGTCGGCGATGTTGATCTCGTCCCACCGGGCGACGGCGGCATGGCATTCGTCCGGGGTTACCCACCAGCCGTCGTTGCTGCCGAACTTGAAGGTCGGAATTGTGGGGTTGTCGCCGGGGTGCTGGCCTGTGAGCTTGTCCAAGGCTTCGTAGTAGGCCGACACGCCGTCGTCATAGTCCGGCAGGGTCCCCCAGTCGTCACCGGTTACCGGCGAACGGGACTCGTGAGCCATGCCCAGGTTGAGCATTGCGTCGAGGTACCTGAACATGCCGTTGTTGTTCAGGCGGAAATAGTCCGGGCTCTTGACCGCGCGCCAGGCGTTGAAGGCAGCTTCGTAGGCGGCTTCGGCGGCCTCGTATTCGGGCACCTTCATGAAGCCTGTTACGCCCTTTCTGATGAGTTCCGTTCGAACTCGAGTGGCTTCGGCGGCGGCGCTATCGCTGGCTTCCTTGAGGGTGGCCAAGCCTTCGGCGTCGGGTTCGGGCAGTTCGCCCTTGATGCTCATGTCGTATCCCATGGATTGCCCTTTCTGCGGCGGGGTAGGGGTGAAGCAGCGGCGCCCGGCTTGTGGGAGTGGCCGGGCGCCGCGGGGCATGAAAAAAGCCGCTCGCTGGCGGCTTCGGGGTGGGGCTGTTACTTGAGCAGGCGGGGAACGTCGATCGCGAGGGGCTGATCCGAAACGACGTAGTCGAGGCTGGTTTCCACCATGACGTCGTCGGCAGTGTAGAAGAAGATCCCCGGATCGCCGTCGCCGTAGCTGCCGTCATCCTTGGCGGAGTCCATGACGAAGCCTTCGCTCCACTGGTAGACCAGTTCGGATTCGGGACCGATCTGGGAGCCGCTCGAGCTGATCTTGCCCTTGGCCACGTAATAGCCGACGATCTGCCCATAGTTCATGAGGTAGACGTAGCGGAGAATGGACGGGTTTTCCTCGCGCTGCTTTTTCTTCTTGAGGTTCTTGATCTCCAGGGACTCTCCGGAGGACTGGGAGGACTTCTGAGCTTCCTTGCGCTGCTCACCTGAGGTCGGGGAGTTGGTGCAGGCGGTCAGGGCGCCGAGGCCAAGGAGTCCGACGAGTGCGGCGGCAATGATCTTGTTCTTCATGGTGGTTCCTTACTTGCAGTCGAATGCGGGGTCGGTGGTGTCGATCTTGTACGGCAGCCGGGCGTCCTTGAAGTCCGCGGCGAGGAACTCATTGGAGAGTGCGTTGTACTCTCCGACGAGGCCCAGGCAGGCGCTCGTCACGCCTTGCAAGGTTTGCTGGCTGGTCTTGTCCTTCGGGTCAAGGGTGAGGGCTTCCTTGGCGACGGCCACGCGCTTGTCCTGCGTCTGGATGCCCTCGTAGAGGCGCTCGAATTCGGCCTGTTTCGCGGTCCAGTTCTCCGCTGAGTTCTTCTGCTTGATCGCGTCGCCTTGGCCCTTCGGGCCGGATAGGGCGACGCTGATCGCCCAGGATCCCCAGCCGATCAAGGCGATGACGATGATGGCGGCGAGTACCGCCGCGATGACTTTCAGAGCGTCTTTCATGGTTCTCCTTAGAATGGTGGTTCGTTGCCGGGGCCGTGGCCCCAGCCGTTTTGGTTTTGGTTCTGGCCGCCCCAGCCGGAGGCGTTGCCGCCCGTGGGCTGATTGCCCCAGCCGGACGCCTGTGCTTGGCCGCCGGTGTTTCCCCAGTTGCCCGAGGCTTGGCCGCCGTTGTCATAGGACTGCGACTCGGCGCCCTTCGGCTGGGCGTGGAAGACGAGGTTCTTGCCGATCGCGATGACGCGCAACTGAGCGGCAGTACGATTCTCGCCTTCCTTGGTCTCGTAGGACCGAGTTTCGAGCTCGCCTTGGACGATCACGCTCGCGCCTTTCCGCAGCGTGTTGGCGACGTTCTCGGCCAGCGTGAGCTTGCCCTGATTCCATGCCGCGCAGCGCCAGAACTTCGTCTCGCCGTCGCGCCACTCGTTGGCCTGCCGGTCGAACCTTCGTGGCGTCACTGCGACGGTGAAGTTCGCGACGGCGTCGCCCGACGGCGTGAACCGCGGTTCCGGATCCGCCGTCAGGTTGCCGACGATGGTGATGATCGTTTCGCCCGCCACTAGGCCGCCTTCGACTTGATGTACTCAAGGGTCTCGGCGTCGGCACCCTTGGACTGGGCATCGTCGTAGAGAGCCCGGAGTGACGCTTCATCGCCGCCGGCCGCGTCGGCCAGGTCATACCAGCTCGGCCCGTCGAGCGTTCCGCTGTTCTCGATGGTGTTGATGTCGGTCCCTTCCGGGAGCGGCTCGGGCTCGGGTGCCGGTTCAGCCTGCTTGCGGAGTCGTGCTGATGCCGTCCGGCGCTTGGGTTCCGGCGCCGGCGCGCTGGGCTTCTCGCCGAGGTCTTCGAGTTCGACTTCCTCCGCGGACACCGCGGCGATACCGGTGAGAACGTCGGGCGCGATCGTGCGGCACGCCTCGGCGAACGCCTTCGCAGTCAGCATGGCCTGCGGGTCCGTCAGGTACTTCTTATTCCCCGTGTAACCGGCCTTCGTAGCGCGGCCAATGTCCCACGTGAAGTCCTGCCACTCCGCATCGCCCCTGCGGCGAGCCTGCACGGTCACCGATTCGTCGGTGGCCGCAGCGCGGCGCAAATGGTGGCCGGCCTGCATCACGAGGGCCGCCATGGTGCGGGCGTACAGGGCGGGGCGGCCCTGCACGACGAAGATGTTCGACAGGGCGTTCATCGGGTCCAAGCCGAGCGACTTGCCCGTGAGGATTGCCGCGGCGGCTGCGTCCGGCTTCCCCCGGAACGCTGCCGGAGCGAACTCAGTGCCGCACAGCGCGGTCCCGATCTTGTGCGCAGCGTCCAAGTCGGCAACCCATGCCGCGAGGTCAACTGACGGGGCGAGCATTGCGAGTTCCAGGCCGCCCTGCTGGGTGGGGATGGCGAGTTCAGACATTCAGGGTCTCCTTGTATTCGGCCCATCGAGGGGCGGTGAGTGGTTCAATTTCGGGGTATCCGGGCCATTCGTTGGAGGCGGCGCAGCGGCGGTAGATGTCCTTGGCGCGGGCGTTTGCGGCGCGGCCGAGCTCCACGAACGATGTGTCGAGCTCAATCACGGACACGAGGTATGGCGGTGCTTTCTCGATCACCACGAAGATGAACGGCAGTTCGTAGCCCGTCGCCGCGAGCACGCCGTCGGTGTAGTGAGCCGCGGACTGGTGATAGCCGATGTCAAACGCCTTCTTGCGGAAGTCCCGCGGGTCCGCGCTGACATCGGTCTTGAGATCCACCAGCAGGTCGGCGTGCCAGGCATCCGGCCGGCATTTCAGTGCCAGCCCGTCCTCTTCCCAGAAAACGGAGTGCTCGGCCTTGTGGCCGGTGAAGGCCAGGGCGGCGTCTGGGTGGGCCATGACGCTGTCCCGCATGGTGCGGACCATGTCCCACTCGGACGTCTTGAGCGGGATCTTCCCGGCCGCCCGCGCCTCTTCGGCGGGAACACTCCATTTGTGGCCGCGTTTGTCCTCGACGTCGATTACCTCAACACCGAAGTCGTCGCCCTCCAAGATGAGGGAGTGCGCGACCGTCCCGAGGTCATATGCGTCCTTGTGCACGGGATTGTCCCGCTCGTGAAGCCAATGCGCCGGGGTGCGGGTTGCGAGCGTCTTGAGCGACGTCGAACCAAGCGCCGGATCCGCGTGGTAGTCAGCGTTTCTGATGTCGGCGTAAACGCCGGGGGAGTATGGCATGTGCTCTTCTTTCTGGGCATGAAAAAGGCCCCTATCTGGGGCCGTGGATTTTGCATTCTGGGTTGGTGGGTCTGGGGTGGACTGGGCTGTATCGCCATGGGGGGCAGTTGCAGCCAGGTTGCTTGTTGTTCCCGCGGGACCAGTTCTCTCGGGCTTGGTCGTGGTCCATGCCATTTGGTGCGCTCATGGCTTGCCCTCAAGCTTCCCGAGAAGCTCGATGATTTCCTGTTTGGAGCGGACAAGCTCCAAGCACAGCGCCACGTTTTGGGCCGCAAGACGCGCCTGCTCGGCGTAGGCGCGAGTCAGATCTGCCAGGATCTTCGCCTTCTCGCCTTGGTCGATCCGCATTTCAGCAGCCAACTTGCGTAGTGCTCCGCTCACGCTTAATTCCTTTCTATGGTCTGGGCGGGCTGCGTCATCGCAGGAATGCCAGACAGGGCCGAGTGGTCGCGGCGTGTACTTGATGGCATCATGCAGCGGCGGTACCGGGGCGAGCCAAGCAGGCAAACGTTTCCAATCCTCACCGCGCGCTTTAGCCCAAGTCGTTATGGTTCCGTCCGCGGCCGTGAATTGGCATTGGCGAAACCCGGTCGCTGGATTTCGGTAGTGGACGAGCACGCCTGCTTGTGCACCGCTCATCCGTCACCCCGTATCTTGGCCACGACCGAGCGGGCCTTGTCCTTGGCGAGGGCGCGCCACGCTGGGCCAAGCTTTTCCCACGGGACCGGGTCGGGATCGCCGTAGAAAGTCAGCTCGTCGACGTCGTACATGGCTCGCGTGAGCGTATCGAGATCCACCCGCGTGATGCCGCGCTCGCCGTCGGAAGCGTCCGCGGCGGCGAGCACGTGCTCTGTGAGCACCGTGCACTCCTCGCAGCCGTCTCGAGAACCGCAAAGAGCCTTGGCGGCGGCTTCCAGCCGTTCGTTCTTGCTATCCACAGGGTTCCCCAATTCGGTTATCCGCCGCATCCTTCCAGAGGTAGGCGCGGCCCTTCTTTGTGATTTGGAAGTCGCCCCGGCAGCCGCAGGTGCAGCCGGTGATCAGGCAACGCTTGATGAGTTTGGCCATTTTGGCGCGCAGCAGGTTGTAGGGAAGTTCCCCGTACGGTGTGCCGTCGAAGTCCCAGATCAGGACCCAGGATCCTTTCTCGGCTTCGATGCCCGCGATGAACGCGAGCAGCGGACCATCCTCGATGTCCTTGCACTGCATTGGCTTCCTCCCGCCCGCCGACTGGAGCCCGGTGATTTCGGTGTACAGCCCCGGGTTGGTTTGGCCGAGAACACGCATCTTCGCGGCAAGCCGAGGTCCAAGAGTCTCGAGCGCGAGGCCCGTGGTCATCGGCCGTACCAATCCGCGAGGCGGTGCCGGCGTCCGATCTTGGGCCATGCCATGAGGTCGCGGATCCGCTTGCCCAGCGTCCAGCGCTCGGTCCGGGCCCGGGGTGCTGTGAGTGTGCTCATCGTTCATTCGCCTTTCCTTGCGGCGTCGCCGTCGTCGGCGGCCCGCGTGTCTTCGTATTCGTCCAGGGCGTCGTAATCGGGCTCCTCGTCAGCCGCGCCCCTAAGCAGCTGGCGATCGTGGCCGCGGATCACAGCCCGAGCACCAATGCCGCCGGGAGGACCGCGAGCAGGTGCATGAGCACGAAGGCGCCAGCAATGCACACGCTTAGGAACAGGAACCGGACAGCTGCCCGCAGCGCGAGCTGCGCGGCGCTCATGCCTTCACCCGTGTCGCCGCGGTGGCCAGTTCATGGGCCTTCGCGATTGCCTCGGGGTGCGTGTCGAACGGGTACGACTCCGCGTTGCCGTTCGCGCCGAGCCGATCAACCCACCACGTGGAAAAGCACTTCACCACGCGGGGCTTCCGTCGCAACCGCTGATCACGCAAGCGTGCGCGGGGCTTCGTGTGCCCGCTCATGCCGTCCACCTCAATCCCTCAGCCGGGATGCCGCGGCGTCGACGATCAGCCTCGATTCCTGCGCGAATGTCCTGTAAGTACTGCAATCGGGCCGGGCTAATGCGCTTCACGCCGGGCGCCGGCCGGTGGCGGTCCAAGCCGTTTTCCCTCCGGTAAGCGGAACGGCAGGCGACGCACCTGCCGTTACTGCCGTGGCGCGCCTGCCCCTCTCTCGGGGNGGCGCGGGAGGTCACCAAGGTCCGTTCGCAGCCGCCCCGGCAAGTCATGCCTGCCCAGTTGTGCCTCACGCCGTCACCGCCAAGCCGGACGCCTCGTTTAGGATCCGCCGGCGGATGGCTTCCAAGCCCTTCGCCGTGATGCGCACCTGCGGGGCGTCAAGCACCTTCTCGCCGGTGGACGGGTGGTAGTGCCACTGTGCTTTCTCAACCAGGCGGCCGCAGTCGACCTGCGTTTGCATCGCCCGGGGCTTACCCGTGGCGCTGCGGTACAGCCACCGCCACGCCTGCAGCTTGTCTCGCAGCCGGTGCTCGCCGATGCTGATCTCACCGTCGCGCGCCAGTACCTTCGCGGCCTCGTTCAGCGAGTAGTCGCCGGCGGTAGAGAGGAAGGCATCGAATGCTTCCGCCTTCGGGGTCAACTCGAGGACCCTCGCGTCGGCCGCCGCGATGACCTCATTTGCCTCCACCAACGCCCGGGCCAAGAGTTCCGGGCCCGTGAGCACCGGCGCGGTCTCGGCTACGCGAGTCTGGATTGCGAAGTAGGCCTGTGCCGCGGCGACCTCCGGCTTGCGCGGATCGCCGTTCATCGCGACCAGGTAGCAGGCGAAACGAACCATGTGGAAGTCTTCCCGCGGGCGGCCGCCGGACTTTTCAGGGTTGCCCCTGAAAAGGTCGTGACGGTCGAGGCCTTGGGCATCGGCGGCCACGATCGCCCGACTGAGAGCCGGGGTGAAGTCCTGCCAGCGAGGGTAGCCGAGTAGGGGCATGAGGTCCCGTGCGGACCAGTATTCTGACCCGTCTGCGCGGACTTGCCGGATCGCGTCGAACGGCGAGCCGATAGCGGTGGTAATCTCGGTCATGGTTCTTTCCTTTCGAGGGAATTCAGGAGGCGGTCACCCTGCATGGTGGCCGCCTTGCTTTTTGGTGGTGCCACGTTCTGGCTGCACTGGAGGGGGCCAGCAACGGCCTGCCTGCTCACGCCGCTGCGGAGAGACGCCGGGCGGCCGCCGCCTGGTTGCGCTCGCGGTCGACGTTCCGTGCGGCCGTCTCGCCCGTCGGGTCCGAATGCTGCAGGACGTATCCGATGAGCTCGTTCTCCGTGAGCATCGCGGCGTGGAACTGCTCAAACCTGCGGTTGATCGTCTTGGCCGCCCGTCGAATATCCGTCCGCGGCAACGCCAGCTTGTTCGCTTCCGCATAGTCGCGGATCTTGGCTTCCCAGCCGGCCAAAGTGTTTTCGGGCATGACAAATAGCCCTTTCTCCGAGGGACGAACCCAAGGGTGAGGTCAAGAAAAGAGGGAGAGGTTGCCCTGAAGCGGGCGAGGGCGCCGGGATCCGGCGGGCCGGTTAGGCGAAGGGGTCGATCTCTTCGGTTTCTTGCGCGGTTGCGACAGTGTTCTGTTCGCGGACCCACGCGACGATCTTTTCGATGTCGTCCTGGTGGAGCATGATCCGGTTTTTGCTGAGTCGGGTGCAGTGCCCCGATTGGCGGCAGTACCGCCGGAGTTCAGTCTTGGTCATCCCCAGCTCTGGGGCGACTTCTTCTGGTGTGCGGAAGGTTGCTGTGGTCACGCGACGTCCCGTGCGAGGGCTTCCGGAAGAAGCGCAGAGGGGTGGACCCCGATGCTTTCGGCAATGCGGCCGAATTCGCTGAAGGTGAGGCTGCGGCCGCCTTTGAGGCTGCGGCGGAGGGTTGGGTAGCTGATGCCCGTTTCGTCAGAGAGCGTCCGCACGTTGATGTTCTTGACGACGAGGGCGTTGGTGATTCGCGATGCGATTTCGGCGTCCGCAGAGGCCGGTTCGCTGCAATGCGGCTTAGTCATGGGACAAACATAGATAGTCAAATGACTAATTGCAAACTCAGTCAAGCGTGTCGCGAGAGCCGGTCAAGTCAACGCGTAATAGTCCAAACGGCATACGCGATTAGCCGAACGGTTGCAGGACCGTTCGGCATGAGATTAATATTGACCGCATGGCAACGTATGGTGAGCGACTGGAAGCAGCGCTGGTAACCCAGGTCAAAGTTGAGCTCGTTGAGCGCGGCATGGACCAGAAGGACCTGGCCGACAAGGTGGGCATCAATCGTGTCACCATGAGTCACTACATGACAGGTAAGCGCAGCATCCCGATGCCAACCTTCTTCAGGTTCGCGGAAGCGTTGGACCTCAGTCCTCGGGAGCTGATGGAACGAGCTGAAGCTCGCGTTGCTCGATAAGCATTGATGGCAAGACGCCGGCTGCGGCAGCTGTATCCCCAAGCTCCCGGACCGTCCGGATCGCGAAAGATCCGAGCGACGTGACGACGTCTGTTCCCACTGCTACACCCCATATTTGTTCGAACACGTGTACTAATAGAAGAACCTTAGCGGCATCCACGGACAACGGTCGAGTGCCGTTTTTTTGGGCCTGTAATACTCGGATCTTGCAGGCAAATTTACCTCATATGAGGCAGCTTGATTAAATCGACACCTTGGAGGTATCGCGCACGCGCGTAGCGCAAAACATAGACACCTACCCCATATGGAGTAGATAGACCTATATGGGGTAGACTGCGCGTCACCGGGTTTTTCTGCCTCAAGGACGGTCTACGATCATGTCCATGCCCTCAGGTAAACAGCCGGAAGCCGGCCCGTTCGCGCGCGCCGTTTCGGCGGAGTTCCGCGCTGCCCTAGGGCGCAAAGGCATCAGTGCGGTGCAGCTCGCCAGGATGACTGGAATGTCCCGGAGCTACTTGTCGAAGCGGATGCGCGATGAAGCTGCCTTCACGGCCAATGACATCGAGGAAATTTGCTCGGCTTTGGAGCTCAGCCTCTTGGGCGTGCTGCAGATTGCGGTGAGATCCGCGGCCTTCGAGAAACGGCAAACCTGACCTCGGGAATGGCCAGTAGTAAAGCCCCCATCTTCGGCATCGAGGATGGGGCTTTTTCGTGCCCGAAAGTTGTTGGCGTCGCCAACACGGGACGGAACACGTTCGATATGGGATAGGCGAAAACCGCTAGATTCCGCGGAAGTCAGATCGAGCGGATGTGCCGAAAAGTGCCGATTGGGGTTTTCAATTCCCCCCATCTCCACGAATGAAGGCCCCTGGAAACAGGGGCCTTTTTCGTTGCACTCTGACACTTCCCATAACTGTGCTCAGCGAAGCGCCGGCTTGCGGCCAGTGCGTCGCTCGCTTCCTCGATGAGTCGGGAGAGGATGTCGGCAGCGGGTAGCAGCGAGCACGGGTAGCGGGCTAACGGCAT